AGTAACAACATCTTGATTTTGCAACCTTACAGATTTTAACCTACCAGTATAAATAGTGTTTTCTTGTCCACCAACTCTTGACTTAACAATCACATCTCTATTTATATATTTTCTTGTGCCACCATATATTTCTTCTGCTAATGTAGCATTACTATAATTTGATAATTGTCCATTTACACAGCTAATACTTATATTTCCATTTTTTGAAGTAGATGCTTTTAAATCTATTGTTTCTCTTATTGATGGTAAGGAGGTAATCAATGAATGATATTTAGTAGTACCACTACCTACTTCAGCAGTTCCTAATCTAATATATTGTGTAGATCCACCAGAAGTATAAGTATCGTTTCTTAATTCAAATATCCACTCTTCTTTTATAGTGCTACTAAGAGCATTGTTGTAAGCTGTTGTAGAATTAATAGGCATTACGCAAGATTTCTTCTTATTGAATCTTCAATCTCTGGTAATAGATTATCTCTTACAAATTCTTGTGTTCCAATAACATTACCCATAATATTTACATTGATAGAGCCACCTCCACCTGCGTCACCAAAATCTGGACTTGACAATGGGGTAATATCTACTCTCTCTCTACCACCAGCGTTATCTCCAACTTTAATAAATTGTTCTCCACCAGTAATAAATGAACCACCACGAGCAAATGCAGGAGCTTGTTGTTTAGAAACTAAATCAATTTGTTTTGCACTTAATGCTAATAATCCTGCAGTAATAGCTTTTGCTCTGAATGGAGCAGTAGGATCAAATAAACTTGCTGCTATACCATCACCAATTAATTTATTTAATTGAACTGCTGTATCCATAATAATCTTAGCAATATTCATCTTCTTTTGCATTGCAAATATTTGCTGTTGTTGCTTTGCAAATTTTGCACGAATTTCATCTTCCATAGTCTGTCTGCGTTCCATAGAAGCATTTTGAAATTCTTCTGTTCTCTTCAATGCTTTAATTTCATTTTCAATTCTTCTGTCTAAGTTTTGTTTCTGTAGAGATAACACTTTCCCAAACTGATCCATAAATAAACTTGATACTTGTTGTATTTGATTAAAGTTTTCTTTTATCAAATTAAATAATGTTTTTTGTTTTTCTATTGACTTATCATCTTCTTCATTTTGTATTTTTTTAGATTCTGCAATTTGTTCTTCTAATCCTAATATTTTTGCTATTTGAGCTTGATACTCTGTAGCTTGCTGAACAGTCATCAGTCCTAACTTTACTTGCTCTTCAGTAAACTCTACTGCTTGTCTTTGTCTATCTAAAGCGTCTTGAATATTTATAAGACTTGCTCTCTCGTTTTGTAATTGTTTGATTTGTTGAGCATCTTGTCCTCTTCCTGCATTAATAATCTCTTTATCAATCTGTGAAATTCTTTCTCTTATTTCTTCTTCGCTTGTTCCATTTTTAATTAAATTTTCTTGTAATGCTGCAAGTCCTTGTGTAGCCGATAATCTTAAATCCATACTTCTTTGTAATTCTGTTTCTGCTTCACTTAAATTTTGAACAACCCCTTCTTCCTCCATGCGAGTTTTTAAAAGTTTTGCTTGAGTTAATTCCAATTCACTGGTTTCAACTCCCATTTCTTGCAAGTGCCTAATTGTTGTTTCAAAAGGTGTTTCACTGGCTTGTCTCATTCGTTCTCCTAAACTTTCAAAAGCACCAGTAAGAGTTTCAATAACACCCTTCATGTCTATAAAATCTCCAATAGCAGCTTTCATTCTTGTAAATGCGTCTGCCATATTAGAAACCATACCAGTTAATGTTTTAGATAATCTATCGGTTGCACCTGCGATACCAACAGACGGATCAAGCAAAGTTTCTTCTAATGCTTTTCTAAATTCTGGTAATGTCATTTTAGATAAATCTTCGATACCTTTTGTATCACGAATAAGTTGTAAAATACCTCTTTCACGAAGTATGTCTGCTGCACCTGCACCACCTGCAAATGCTCTACCAAGTGCTTGTGCTGCTTCAGTAGCAGTTACACCCATGAATGCTGCTAAGTCAGCAGTAGGTTTTATCATCTCTTCTGCATTTGTACCAAACGCTTTCAATGCTGCACCAGCTTCCACAACATCTGTCAATGTAAATGGTGTAGTTGCTGCTACTTGATTAAATTTTCTAAACGCTTGTTCTCCTGCACGGACAGAACCAAACATAGAATTAAGTCTGACTTTAACTGCTTCAAATTGCATAGATGTTTCAATAGCATTTCTAAAACCTGCAATCAATCCACCAAATGCAAATGTGAATAAAAGTATTTGATTTCTTATTACACCTACAGATCTTGTTAATCCTGCAGTAGCTAATCTCATTCTACCTAAACCTGCAGATGTCTTATCAATTCTTGCTTTTAACGCCTTGTTTTCAAGACGCATTTTTTGCAACTGCAGATTAAGTTTACCAATTTGTTTTTGCGATTTAAATAATGCAAGACGATGTTTTTCTTGAGATTGTATTAATTTCACCGTGTTTTTTTGAGCCATTTTGCTCTGTATATTCAACGATGATTGTTTTTTTGCTAATCTACCTTGAGCAGCTGCTAACGCATCTAATGCTTGTCTTAACTTTTTTGCACCAGGAGAAGAAAACTTTAATTCTATTTCGTATCTTTTAGCCATTTTTCATTTTATTAAATTGTTCTGATTGCATATAATTTAACATTTTTTCTATAACATTGCACTTATCAATCCATTTTTTTGGGTGATTTCCGTATGCTCCACTGTAAGGTGCAACTTTCATCTTCTTGCAATAAGTATATCGTTGTATATCTCGTTGATATTCTCTGCTAATAAAATGATTAGGACAAGTAAAAAATGGTAAGTGTGATTTAATAGTTTGATGTAGTTCGAACTTCTTTTCTGATGTTGCGTTATGTTCTTCTAATTCTTCTTTTAATAGATTGATAACATACCATACATCGTCCATAGATGTAAAGGTGTGAACGCTGTTATTCTTTTTTAGAGGTAACTTAGCTTGATAAGGAAAGGTAGAATATCTACAACCCTCACACCAATCATCTATCAATATATTTAATTCAAGTGAGAGGGATTCTATTCCCCCAAGCTATTATATTCCTGAATAGCCAGTTGTAATTCTACTCTATCGTTGATTGACAAAGATTTAATAAACTTATCATCTGCACCTTCTACACCATTTCTGATCCATAGTGTACTTAGTCCAAATTGATTTTTAATTACTTGTTGTCCATCTACTTCTTCAAATCGTACAGAATCCATACATTTATCAAAGGCGTCTACAGACATTTCTATAAGGGTAGCTTTCTTGCCACTCTTAAGCGTTATTTTTTTAGACATTGATTATCCTTTATTTGTTTTAAGCAGTTGTATTAGTTGCTTTAATGCTAAAGAATTTATTAGCACCAGTAGCATCTGCAATCGCTTTTTGTGATATACTCAAGAACATTGCTTCTTCTTCTGAAAAACTAACATCTGTCATAATAGTATTGTTAATATCAATACCAACTGTATTTGTACCAGATGATGCTTGTAAATCAATATCTACGTGTCCAGAAGCATCATCAAATGATTGTGTTTCAAATGATTCAATCAATCCTTTAGTGTTGTCATCGTATTTCACAACAGAATCACAAGTAGCAATTATTTCTGGTAATGCTCTTTGAATCACTTGATAGTTTCCAGAAGAATCAAAACCCATAAATTGAGCATCGTTCTCTATAGTTAAACTGAATGATTTTAATACACAGTCAGCAACACCTGCTACTTTAGTTGTATCAAAATCAGTTACAAAATAATTATTGTTGAAATGTGCTGTATTTCCAAATGTTGGTGGTGTATCTGGTGATAGATCAGGAACCATACCAGTTTTAAATGTGCCTGACATTTTAACTCTACCTGATTCTTCTCCAATATCTCCGTTAATTGTTAAAGAAGTTAAAACACAACCCTTAAACACCATTGAGTAGTCACCATCTACTGCATTATCTACTGCAACTGTAAATGTCATTGAATTGTCTGTATCTGTTGTTGTGCCAATCTCTATTGCTGCTGGTTCATATTGGTTTTCTACCTCGTATAAATCATCTGATGCTGCTCCTACGCCAGTAGAATCTTGTGTGATATTTTCAAGTAAAATAGGTAGGATAGTGCTATCTGCTATCCCTGAAAAACTTATTTCTTTTACGGTTACTTTGTTTGACGCAAAAGTATCGACTTGTTTTAATGTTCTTCCAGTTCCGTGTCTTACATCTGTTACTTGTAACGGATTAAGAGCAGGAAGTTCGAGTGAGTCGATATTAATTAAATTCATTGATGAAGTTACTGCTGTACCTGCAGTAGCTTCTTTTATAATCCCAAGCTGAAAATCTTTTGGGGATACTGATGTTGCACTGATAGCCATTTTACTTTACCTCTTTTTTAACTTTTGATTTTACTTCTTCTAAATAATCTTTTGCTAATTTTGGCACTTTTGATAATTCTACCTTTTTACCAGCATTTAATTCGTACCAATCTTGAGCATCTAATCCCAAGAAACTTGGTCTGCGTGGTATTGACTTATCTTTTCTTTTATAAATTTTAGCCATAATTAACTCCTTACAATATAAAAAAGTCCATCTGAAGTTACAAAGAATTTATCATTAGAGGTAATAAATCTTACAAACTGTTCGTGTACCTCTTCATATAGCACTGGAACAGTAATGCGTGATACATAAACATTATCTATTCCTGCGTCTACATTATGCTCTACTTCAGGCATACCTGCATAGAAATAAGGAATATCTCCACCATTAGAGTTGTTAAACAATATGGTTTCTATCCTGGTAATATCTTTGTACATCTGATCTAATGCTTTCTCATCATCTCTGTATGTTTTTAGTACATAATCCATTTCAATATTATATACATTCAGATAAGACTTGGTTCTCTTTTCTACTAATTCTTGTGAGGTAGGATAAATGCGTAATGATTTTGTACCAATGTCTTGATGTTGATTATCAAAGTATATTGGCAATCCACCTTTAAACTCTGTGCGTAACTTATCACGCAACGGAATCATAATCTTTTCATAAGTGATATTTTCGTATGTCAAAGCCATTATCTTGTATTTCCTACAGTTATATCAAAAGTTGCTTTTCTATATCCATTAAACTCTACATCGTCCTCATAAGTAATTCCATTAATAGAACAACTGAACAATGGATCTAAATCTACTAAAGTATAAAATAACTCTTCTATGCGTGATACGGTATTAAAAAAACGCTTTACAGTAGTATCGTTACGCTTATGATCTAACATAAAAAACTCTAAGGTTAAGTTGTAATCATTTGGCAATACTTGATACATTGTATTTTGTGCATCGGAAGTATTTCCTTTGATAATACAGAATTGATTTCCTCTGTGTTGAAAATCTCTGGAACGAAAGATAGGTAGAGAAGTAAAGAACTCATTCTTTATTCCCTTTTGGATTGTTTCTTCTACATTAACTTTCCAAGCATTAGTAGATGCGACTGCCATTCTTACCTCGATAGAATTGTTTGAAATCTTTACGAGTCATTTTAACAGAACGCATAGAAGGATTATCTACTTCTTCATAGATTCCAGATACTTCTACTTCCCACTCATCATTTAAGGTTGCAGTAGATGCGTCTGATGAACCCTGAAATCTTACTTGTAAACCACCTGCTAATTCTTGATAATCTCCATTAACAATTTCATCTTGTAGAACAATATTGTTTTTTAAGCCATCTTCATCTTTTGCATAAACAGTATATGTAGCAGTACCAATCGCACCAGCAGTAGTTACAATCACTTTCAATCTATCGTAGCTACCATAGTAATTTCCTCTTGTATCAACAATATTAAGACTTCCAGACACGGATATTTTTCTTACAATTCCTTTAGAAGCATCTCCAGTATTCTGGAATGCTAACTTTGCTCTACCTGCATTTAAATCTTCGATGTGCATTGTTGCTTCTTCAAACAATGCTTCTGCTATTTCACTTGTTGGATCTTTCCCTTTAACAAGAAAGAATGCTGCAACCAATGAAGTTAATCGTCTAATAAGATAATCGTATGTACCATCTTTCAATAAGAATTGTTCTCTTGGAAGTGTAGCATCTAATTTAGAATCTACATAATCACTTGCGTCTTTCATTACTCTATTCTTTAGGGTAACAAAATCCTCTCCTGCTTCCATTAATAAATCATCAGGACTACTTGCGTCATTGTAATAATATACTGCGTCCTCTGACTCTTCATAATACCATTTATCGTTAGAGTTTACATCTGTCTTTGATGACTCTGCTGATCCTAAATCTTTACCATCTACAAAGAGCTGTGTAACCAATCCAGAGTCGTGAGAAACATATCTACTGACTGAATCTACTACCCAACCATATACTGGTTTCTTTGTATCAAATTCATCTAAATTTGGAAAAGTATCTTTTAAATCTCGTGATGTTATATATGTAGGCATTTACTCTCCTTTGGCTCTTTTATACCACCCATACCAAAATTTTTCTTGCGTAGGGTTCTCTGAAATTAACAAAGAATAGAATAAGATTCTATATGAAATAAATCTATCTGCTTCTAATCGTTTACACGCAGAGATAGTTGCTGCACCAATTAATCCATCTTCTTTGATTTCAAAGGTGTTTTTATTGTTACACGCTTGTTGCAATATCTTTACTGCTCTGCGTTGTCCAGTATTGACCACACAATCAAAGTATGGATAGCGTAAATCTTCTGGTAATGATTTAGCTTTGGAAGGAATCCAGTAGTCTTGATAGTATATTTCTTTTGCTTGTTCTCTGGTTAAGTTCTTGATGTCAAGGTGAGGATAGAATCGTTTGGTAATACCATACTTAGTTTCCCCACCTAAATCATCTTTGTCATTGACATAACCACCCTCGTGTTCGAGGACTTTCTCAATGATTTCATTGAACTCCATTATGCTGACTTCTTCACTTTCTCGTATGATCGAAGTCCACCTAATCCAAGCATACCCATTAGTATCGTGGTTAGGGTTGTCATATCGAATTGAGGTAAAGCCACTTGATAACCAAATGAATATAAGAGAAAGACCAAAAACGGTTGTAGAACGAAGTGATAACATAAAGCTATCCCACAAGTCCAACCAACAAATGGACGCCAACCAGCAACAAATAAACTGGTATGTCCTGCTTCAACTTTATTGACTTCAAGTTGAGCTTTGTTAATCTCTTGTATAAGTTCTGCTTTTTCTGCTTTGTCAAGGGTAAAGTCATCGATTTTATCTGCTACTTTATCTATGATTCCTGCGACTACATTTAACTTAGGCATCTTCTTTCTCTTCTTTCAAAGAAGAATTAAGTTCAGTTGAGAAATGGTTTTTAGCACCTTGAAGTTGTTGAGCTTGGAATTGTAGATTGGCAATCTTCATATCAATATCTCTAATCTGATTTACCATAATCTTTTGCTCATCTTTTAGATCATCAAAGTTTACTTCTTTGCCATCTTCTAATACGATTTTAAATTCATCTTGTTTTGTTTCTTTAGACATCTGTCCTCCAGTATGATTAATAATACTGAATATAATAAATTAAGAATATCTACGCATTCTTTTTCTTGTTTTGCGAGAATACTTAGCTCGTTGCTTTCCTGCTTTTTTTGCTTTGCGTTTCTTACGAGTTTCGTATGCGTATTCTGAAGAAGTCATTGCTTTAATCAAGCGTTCTGGTAAATATCGTTCTCCAGTTTTCTTTGATGGTTTCCCAGACTTGGTACGCCATTTTTGTTTTGTCCATCTGCGTAGACTTTTCTGTGATTTCTTGAGAGCCACTATCTATAACCTCCACCTGCTCGTTTATAAGCAAGTGCTAACATCTGTGCTTTTCTTGCACTCCATTGTCCAGGATTACCACCTTTGTTACCTCTTAGGATTTTATTAAATAAACGCTTTCTAAGCGTAGGTTTGGTATAGTTTCCTGCTTGATTGACTCTCGATTTTTTATGTTTTGGCATTATCGTACTTCTTTCCTTACATCTTCAATAATAGTATTTTCATCAAATTTCATACTAATACCAGGAACAAATCGTTTTACCTCTTTACCATTTTCTAATACAATAATAGTAGGAACGATTGTAATATTCCATTCTTTAGCTATTGTAGCACCGATAACTTTATCTTCAATGTCTATTTCGGCTACATAGCAGATGTTTGCTAATTTCTCTATTTTTACTCTATTCTGATGATTCCAAGAAGCATTCACTTGTACTACTGAACAATTATGTACATTTAATAACTGTACATCTTGGAAACTATCCAATCTAACGGATTGAGAGTATAAGGGTGATTGCCATAAAAATAATCCAAGCAACCATACCATACCATAGTAATAATTCATCTTTATACCTCATATTAATTATTATTCATCTTTAGTAGAGTGTCATTGATACTACGAGTATCCTCTTTAATATCATCTACTTTATCTTCTAATTTTTCGACCTTTTCTTCAGTATTTAAAATAGAGTTACGAATCATCTGATCGTTTAAATCGTACTCTGTTCTGCTGATAGGTGGCTCTGGTAATTGTTTAGCTTCCTCAATGTCGGCTTGTAAATTAAACCATAAACCAACAACCATAAATATTGTAACGCCAATACTGATAGCAGTTTCAATACTTAGTGTGAATTTCGTGTTTTTATTTAGTTCCATTGTATTTCCTTACCATTTTACTTTATTCGCCCAATATGCTGCACTCATACGCCCTTTGCGAATATTCTTAGCGTGTCGTGCCTTAAATGCTCTCCTTCTTGCTCTTTCTGCTGCAGTTCTTGGTTTCTTCCCTGCACCTCTAACCCCTTGTTGTCCAAAGCGTATTAGTTTTACTTTCTTTCCTACCTTTGCTAATACTGCGTGTGACTTCTTAGGGTGTCCTGGTGTTCTCTTAGGTTTATTATACCCTGCAAAGCGTACTCCTCTGTATGTAATAGCCATTAGTCTTGCACCTCTTGTAACATAAATTTATATTTCTTACCATTTCTTCTGTTGATTAGGAATAAGTCCTCTTCT